GATTCCATCACGTCCACGACCATGCCCTTTTCGAGGCGTGGGAGATACGCCGAGGTGAACACACCCGCTCCGTCGTCCGCCGCCGTAAGAGTCGCCAATTCGCCCAACCCAGACCCGATCAGGTCGGAGTTGAGATTCTTCATCACCCGCCGCTTCAGCCCTTCATCGAGCATCTGGACCGCTTGCTGGAACGCAAACTTGTCCGTCCGTGAATCCTGAATGAGCTTCCACGAGAGGTTATACACCGCCACGTATTCCTGGAGGCTAAACGTCGCCTCCGTCGTGTCCATATCCAACGCCGTTGGAAGAGTCCCACCTTCCGCGATGCCCGTAAAGGCACCCGGATTCTGTACGATAATAGGCAGAATGAACTGCCCGCGACCGCCCATGGGCTTCTTCACACGACTCAGAATATTGAACACCACGCTTTCGTCATTGAAGAGGTACGCCACACGGTTCGCCCCGTAGGTATACTTCAGGCTCTCCAACACCGCTGTCGTTGTGTTTGCCATTTGAGTTTAGACAGTGGGATCATCCCACCGCCTCCCTTGAGGAGAAAAGGCTCCTCGTCCTACGTTTCAGATCCCCAGCCCGCGTTCCAGAGTTGATCCGCGACTTCTCTCGCGGACGCATTCGGCTTGACTTCAAGCGCCTTTGAGGGAGTGCCCTGTCCACCCTTGCCGGGCAGGAAGGGCACCCGCTTATTCGCCTGAATCTTCGCCGAGCGTCTCGCCTCGAAGAGTTTCTCGACCTGGTTCCACCGATTCGCGAAAATCTGCGGGAACTCGTTGTCCAAGTCATCACCCTCGTACGCGAGGTAGATTTCCTTGGCGAGGTCCGCCGCTTCCGGAGGATAGCCGCCTTTCTGCAACCATCCGGCAATTTTCGTATCGAAACCCGATCCAACGGATGATTCATGAAGCCCTCGCACCGTCTGCTGCATCTGCTGCATCTGTCTGAGGGCATTGATGAGAATCACATCTCGTTGCTGAATCTGCTGTGCGATGGACTGGACCACCGTCACCGCATCCTCACCCGTGAGATACGGCAACGCTCGGAGTGCTTGAAACACATCTCCTTGCTGTTGCTGTCCGCCGTGCTGCTTCGCCTGATTCAGGGCTTGCTCGTGCTGTTGCCTGAGCTGCCGTTCCTGATGCAGGTCCTTTTCGAGCTGTGCGGCTTTCTGGGACGCTTTTGTGAACTGGGACTGAAAACCTCGAACGTGTTCGCCGAATTTGACGGGCTTATCAGAGCCTTTGACCCGGATGAGCGCATTCTCATCAGAGAGGTCAAAAACGTTGGGTTCCGCGGGGGGAATCGAGGTTGCTCCGGCCGAGGATGACCCAAGAGACGATCCGCCGGTTGATTTAACCGGCTCTGTGCCAATCGGTGCTTCTGCCATGTGTGACGTTCCTTATGAAGGGCGCGGTGAGGGGCTTGGACAGTGGACTGTTCAGATGCGCGATCTGAGATCCACCCGCTTGTCTGTGGCCTTGTTCAACATCAGAGCAGGGTGAGACGTACCCTTGGAACACTCTGACTATGCTAAGTGCGAGTTTACCATTACGCGCACGATCGTGTCAAGTACCAAACACGGTCATCGCAGCGGCAAGGTTGTCCGAAATCCTTAGACCTTCCGTTGAAACGATAGTCTTCTTGACGGTGTCTCCGGGCAGCGGGAACGTAAAGTGATTGCCCACGGTCGTGGTAGTGGTGACAGATGTCGGCGCTTCCCGCATCCTGCGCTGCTCAGTCGTCCAAATCTTAAAGTGTTCCTTCCGAGCTTCCTTAGTCATCACCTCATTATACACCCGTGTTACCCTTTCGGCCTCTTGTCGACGGGTTTACGAAGCTGGGAGGGGGATTTCTTGAAGCCCTCCGTCGCATAGTAGACGCCCACCTGTTTGGCGGTATAGAGCTTCCCGGACGGGGACCTGAATCCACCCCCGGGAAGACGTTTAAAGGGCATCTAGGAGTGTTCCTCCTTGGTGATCGTCAGTTTCCGCTTCCTCGGGCCTCCCGCCGGGGAGCCCTCTGGGGGATTTGCGGGAGTGGGTGAGCCTGAGCGGGCCTGCCCGCCCGCTTTTGCCGCCGCCGAGGCCACGTATTGATCGGTCGGTTGCTGCCGCTGCGCCTTGATCTGCTCATTCGCCTGATCAACGGCTTCTGCGGCAGCGGTGGCCGCCGCCTGTTGCGTGGCCTGTGCCACCGCTGTGTGGATCATCTGCCCCTGCATGGCGCGCTGTTGATTCTCCGCCTCTTTCTGGAGAAACGCCGCGTGCTGGGACCAGCGATCCGCGAAGAGTTGTTGGACGGGAATCGACGCTTTCAGAAACTCGGTGGTTGCCATCGCGTCTTCCATTTCATCCAACATGGCCTTGTGATCATAGAACGGCTGGACCGGAGGCACGGGATGATTCTCCCACAGGAGCTTTATGATCTCTTGCGCCAGTTTGCGATACTTGGACTCGCGGCCTTCCCGACCGGTGTCGCCAAATTGAAGATCCGCCGCGATTTTGGACTTATCCAGCCTCCCGGTGCGCTCGTCCATGTACAGAATGGCGAGCGGGCCCTGCAGACGTTCGCGTAACCGGGCTTCTCTCAACGCTCGAAGCTCAGGCAAGATGGCGCCACGCTCAACGGTAATGGAGAAATTGGTCCCGCTTCGGAGAATCTTCTCGGTATGGAACGCGAGCACCTCATCCTTCTGCGTCTTGTCGGTATAATGCATCGTCCGCAGGGGCGGGTAGAATTGCTTGACGCGATTCAACCGCATTTGCTTGACGCGCGCGAGACGTTCGCCGATGTGGGCAAATAAGGGACCCCATTGCGTGTCGAGGATTTCCTGGAGCATGGGGACGGCGTTGGGGCCTCGGAGCTGTCCTGGAAACTTGTTATCCTCCATGAGATCCGCGCCACCGGCCGCATCGTTGAACATCTTCACGGCCATCTCGATGGATTGGAGGAACCAGGGAGGAATCTCCGGCGGGGGCACGCGTTGAACGGCAGGCGTGCCATTGTCCAGGAGACCATTGCGAATCACGCCTGGAAAGTCCGCCGGGATGTCGGCTTCGGTCAGGCCCGAGCCCAACAGGAGCGAGGAGTAAATGGACGCATTGGCCTGTTCCCCGAGCTGGCTCATCCGCTTGTTGATAAATCGTTGTGGGGCAATGAGCGGCGCGACATAGCTCTTGGTCCAGAAGGATGTCGTGACCGGACTCCAGTGGAAATCGACGACCGGGATCTCCTCAAACGGGCACACCGAGTCATGGAGGATGGTCTGGTCGGGAATCCAGCAGATATAGCGTCCATGGGGATTCTCCGTCGAGGCGGGCTGGTAGGATTGAACAAACACCACCATCGGAGGGTCATTCTCGTCACACGAGCCCTGCACGAGTGGGATGATGTCCTTCAGATTCATGCCACCGGAGGCATCACCGCCCTCAGAGCGGATTTTTGACGAGATCAAACTGAGATCCTTTTGAGGTTCCACGTCCTGCCCCTGAAAATTCTCCTTCACCCACCCCACCGTCTTAATCTTCGCCACATGGACCCATTGATCGGGCGCGAGATCCTTGATGGATTTCGTGGTTTGATCGAGGAAGACATTGAAGGGGCTGAGCGTCTCATCGCCGACTTCCCCAACCGTTTCGACTTCCTCGTAAATCTCAAATTCTTCTTGGACACGCCCTTGTTGGAGAAGTTGATCCTTATAACTCTCCGGGACGATCTGCTCGTTGGTGAGATCCTTGAACAGCAGCTCCCCCTGTTCGTCAAATTGTGGGGTGGGCTCAATGGTCGCGTTGGGAATCCAGGTCACGTGTCGAAAGCACGTCCCACTCAGACCCATCCACCAGAGCGTCTCCCTCAACAGCGAGCTATCATCGAGCTTTTCATCCAGCGCGATAGTCATGCGATCGACAATTTCGGCTTCCTCAAGGGCTTGAGGATCTTTCTTGTTCGGTCGGGCCTTAAAGGGCGCATTGAATGCCGAGAGTCGCCCCATGAGCTTGTTGAATCGCGGGGTGATGAGGTTAAAGCTCAAATACAGTTTATTCGCGTCCTGGGCTTCCAAGCCAAGGGTTTTGTTCTTGTAGTTCGTATACTGCTCGTCATTCAGAAAGGAGAGATGCAGCAGGGTCGATCCCTCCACACCTCCTGTTGAGCGCGCCTTTTGCGCCTTGAGCCGCTCCAGATCCTTTTTCAACGCCTCCAGGAGTTCCTCCGGGTTGGAGGGGACCTCTGGAGCGGAGTCAGTGGACGGCCCGGACTCGTCAGGGGAGATATTCGTGCTCGTCACAGGGTCCATTAGTCTGCTCCTGCGGTCGGCGGATCATCGGTTTCCAGCACCACCACATCGGTGGCCTCTCCGTTGGTGCCCTTCGAGGGACGTGACGCCTGGTCAGGCGGAAGGATGAGGTGGCCAGAGGTTTTGATTTCTCGATACAGATCATAGAGCGATTTGACTTCTTCCACCACCTGACCCAGCACGAGCGGGGATTGGTAGCGTTTCTTGATAGAAAACGAGCGCATAATCATGTCGATTTTGTCCTCGACGACCGAGAGTCTGACCGCGATATCCTGGTAGGAGGTTGACGCCATTAGCCGACCAATCCTTTCACAAATTGAATCGCGCAGCGCAATTCGAGCGGGTTAAACAGTCGATTCACGGGGTGATTCGGATTCTGGTTTCCCGTTCCTGCCTCGGAGTGGAATCGCCCGCCGGCGCCGCTTCTCGCCTGCGCCCCCATGCGAAACCAGATGGAGGGGTCGGTGTAGGGCATACCCGGCTTGGCACACTCATCCACAATCGCCGGCGTGTTCACCGCATACATGACTTCCAACGGACCATATTCTCGAATCGCTTTCTGCTCAGGCGCACGCTCCGCCGAGAACGCGAAGAAATCCCACACCTGTGCAGGGTCAAATCCATTCGTCCCGCTCGCGTTCACACAGAGCCGATCCGTCGGTCGGGAGAAATGGGTCCAATCAAAGCCATTCTTGCCAAATTCATTCCCGAGTTGCTCGATATGATTGGAGATCCCGGCGGTGGCCGCCCGGACCTGACGGACCCGTTCGAGCTGAGCCGCTTCGGAGGGATTGACCACTTGACAATCGGCGAGAATCGTCCCCTCAACCCAAAATCCATACTCTGCGCACAGGGCCATGAACGGGCTCAATTTCTCCAACGGCATTTGCCAGAGCACGCCAGCATTTCGGACATCCTTCTGCCAGAGCACCCGGAGGTTGTTGAAGCCCACATCGTGGCGTTCGTGCAGCACGGGTCGAATGGCATCGGGGCCTTGGGTGTCGTAGACATAGCCCAGGAGCAGCTCTGTTGAGCCAATGAGCAGATGCGTGGCGCCGTCCGGAAGCTTGAACGCCATCCCCTCGGTATGGATGCGCGGAGGGATGAGCGGGATGATCCTCACCATGTTGTAGCGAACTTGCGTATTCCCCTGGACCGACACAATCGGCGCGGGGCCCTCAATATAGTGCGCTTTGTGGACCGAGAATTGAATCAATCCGGTGGGCACCACAAACGCGACATATCCATCCGCATTGGTGCGACCTTCTTGACCGACATTGAGAATGACTCCCGCGTCCTGCACCGGGACGTCGAATTGATCCACGACTTCAACCGCGAATGTCGCGAGCGCCATTTAGCGTCTCCCTGCTGACGGTTTCCAGGAGCCATCAAATCGACGAATGCCGTAACGATCCCCGAGCCGAGTCGATGGACCGTCATTGAGCTGATAGAGCACCGCGAATTCCGCGCCGTGCGCCGCCCAAAAGTCATACTCCTGTTGAATGCGCTCAGCCATCTGGGCGTCCGTCAACCTTCGCGCGCGCCATTGATACCACTTGCGCTCGGGGGATTGATGGTAGCCGAATTCCGACACGCCGAAGGGGCGATTCTTGGTCATCGTCAGCAGTTGGCTGACTTCATCGTGCCTCGATGTGGCCCCCGTATGCGGCGTGAAGAACGTATTATCGCCATAACGGTGGATCGAGATGTGGAGTCGGCTGGGCAGGTCTCCCGTTGCCAGGACCTCGCGAAGATAGGCGAATCCTCGGGTATTCAAGTTTGAGATCACGGGTCCCCAGAGCTGCAAATCCTCACGGGCGTGAATCGCGAAGTCCCAGAGCAGGTCCGCATAGACATCGGGCGTGGGACCATTCAGGTCGGGCTCGTTGAGGATTTCGACCTGGGTCTCCTCAGGGAGCTGCACGGTTTGCTCAACCGTTTTCACAATCACCAACGGGACCATCTGATGATCGAGCACATCCTGGGCCATCTGGGCGGCGAGCGCCGGCGTGGACTCCTGCGCATCCACCCGACACAGCCCATACCCGAGTGCCTTCAGTTGGCTGAGCGTCTCCGCATCGATTCTCGCGTTAAAGTGTGTCTGAATGCCTGTGCGCATTAGTGCGCTCCCATGTGGATATTCCCCTGTTTAGGCGTCCGGAGCCCTTCTCCAGCCGCCCACGACCCCTTGAGGATCGACGATTGCGCGATTCTCCCAAATGGGCGCCTTGCCAGAATATGCTCCAAGCAGTCCAGCGTATGATCGCGGTCCTTGATGCGCGCGAACTTCCCCGCGGCCGAGGCTTCTTCCGGCCACGATGCATTCTCCAGCTCGAATGGCAGCACCGATAACCACGGGGCGAGCAGGATTTTCCCGTGCTCGAAATACTCCCGAGTAATCTCGGTTCGCGTCTCCACAGGAACTTTCGCTGGGAGCAAGGTGACGGCGTAGTTTTTCAACTCTCCCTTGAACTGGGAATTGGCATCGGCCCAGAAGGCGGTTCGACCCCCGAGCTGGAGACTTCTCCCGCTCATCTCCCGCGCCCAGGTCGGGATCGTCAACGACTCATCCCGCTCGGGACTCCCGGCGATGTACCGATAGTTGGGAAACTCTTCAAGGACATACGCGATGCCCTCTCGATCAAACGCCACGAGCAACCCGGAGGTGAAGGTCCCGGTGTCCGCCCCTCCGACGATCTCCCACCCGGCCGGCACGCGAAGATGCTCACGGGTCCCAATGCCCGTTCGCCCGGTTTCCTCGAAGAGGGCTGGATGGCTGACAGGCGTAAAGGTGGTTGATCCTCGCTGAAAGTTAAACACTTTTCCGACAAAATCCCCGAGCTGGCCGTCATAATGAATGGCAAATTTTTCTCTCGTCATCAGTCCGATGTCGCGCTTTTTGGCGACGGCATCAAAGGTAAAGGGGTTGGCATCTGCGGGCACTGAACAGGTGCAATGCCATTCCGGATCGTCGCCATGGCCGAGTTCATGGAGGAGCTTGATCCACGGACGATCGGGCGTGGTCGCGAAATACGCATAGCCTTTGCGCGCGCGGAGATTCTGGGAGAAGCCGGTAAAACATTCAATTCCGGGGAGCATGTACGCTTCACAATAGATATACGCGTCGTTTTCTTTGCCCTTGAGGGTGTCCTTGCGTTCCCACGATCGCGCCTCATAGCGGCACCCGTTGGCGAGATCGAGCCACATTTTGCCGTCTCTGGGGCGATTCTGCAACGACTCGGCTTTGAGATTCATGCCTCGCGCCGACAGCAGGAATTCCACCAGATAACTAAACTCCGGCGCGCAGACATCATACTCCAGACCCACGAGACTAACCAGAGCGCCAGGTACAGCAGCAAACCCGGACGCCCAAAGAGCAGCACCGTAAGATTTGCCGATTTTGAACGCACCCAGGTCCGCAAGAAAGCGCGCTCGGCCGTGAGGACGAGGGATAACGCCTGAGTGGATGATCGAGCCATCTTCGCAGCGAACGGAGAGACCCTGAGCGGCGTCAACTTCTTCTCCTGTTAACAGCAACCCATCACTCGCGGCCCAGACTTGCCGCTGATGAAGAAACGGCGCGACCTGGAGCGTGTCACAGACCCGCTCGCGGAAGAGCGTGATGAGTTGATCGCGCGTGGCATTGTCAATCAACGCGGCCATCAGTGTGTCTTGACGGGCGTTGGCAGCGTGAGCTTGATGGTGCCGGCCTTGATGTCGTCGAAGAAGCGACTGAGGGCATCCGTCTTGCCCGCCATCCCCGCGAGTTTCGCTTCAATCGCCTGGCGCGCGGTATCCGCTTTCGCTTTATCGACCGCGCCGATTTCCGCATAATTATGGCTGAAGAGGAAGTGGGCCAGCGACGAGTAATGCAGGTCTAGCGCATAATGCATGCGCTCGTCGAGCGTCATCTCATGCCACGGCTTGACCATGAGACTCAGCATGGCCTTCTTGACCTGCCGCGACCGTTGCCACTTGGACAACACGAGGCCAATCTCTGCCGGGTCTTCTGAATCGAGAAAGTAAAGAATCGCCTCCGAGGCGGGCAGCCCGCTCGTGAGCATGATGGCGAACTGCAGGGCTTGAGACTCGGTAGGATTCATTGCGGATGCCGCACCCCGATGCCTATCATGGCGCCAAGGCGCACGCCCCAATAGCGGACGAGGGCTCTGAGGTAGCCGCCGCCACCAGACGAGTGCTCAAAATTACACACCGCGAACATCTTATCGGCCTCTGCGCGAGACATTTCCTTCGCGACTGACCAGGGGTCCTTCTGGCGCCAGGACGCCCGCTGATAGGCGTCAACGGGGTCGCGGCCAAAGAGACAGGCAAGATCATGCTCAAAGCAGCACTCCTGGTGCCACTCAGAGACGCCGGTGCAGCCGTCTGAGTGCAGGCGTGCGGCCTCTGCGCGAATCCAGTCATAATAGGGCGCCGCTTTTGGTCTGAGCCGCTTGCCGCCACGGGCGGTATGCATATTGCGTGCCATTTAGAACTTCTTGCCTGGAAACTCAATCGAGACTTTCGCCCCGCAGAGTTCGGCAAACTTGATGAACCAGAGCAAGCTCGGGCGACATCGGCGCTTGTTAATGTATTGCGAGATCGTATTCGGCCCATTGCCCAGCCGTCGCGAGGCCTCGGCAATCGACAATCCGGCTCGATGGAGCAGGGTCTCCAGGAGGTACGCAATGGCCCGTTCATCGCAGATGACCGAGCTGAGGGGGGAGGTGTGGTACAGCGGACTGCTTGAGACCAGCGAGGGCAAGGGCACAAGAGGACAGTCGCTGTCAGCGGGGGCTGAGTCGCGACTGGGCGAACGTGGCGCGCCCCCTGGAGCGGGAAGCGTGGTGTCTTCCTGAGACCGATTGTGCATAGAAATCTAGTCTAGCATACACGGCCTTTCCTGTCAATGCGTGTTCACGCTGTCGATAGCCCCCAGGCTGGATAGACCCCTATCAGTTGATGGGTGGCTAATCCATTGAATCGCGGGAGGATAGACGCCCGCCTGTGTCAATACGTCCTCCCCCCGCCCCCTCT